TTGCCTGCACCAGGATCTGTACGGCGAGCATGTCTTTCCGCTGCAGGCCGCGGTGCTGCTGTCGGCACCGGGCGCCGATTTTACGGGCGGCGAGTTCATGCTGACCGAACAGCGCCCGCGCATGCAGTCGAGGGCGGCGGTGGTGCCGCTGGCGAAGGGCGATGCGGTGATCTTTGCGGTGAATACGCGGCCGGTGAAGGGGAGCCGTGGCGATTACCGCGTGACGATGCGCCACGGGGTGAGCGAAGTGCGGACGGGGCAGAGGCGCGTGCTGGGGGTGATCTTCCACGATGCGGGGTGAGCGAATGCTTTTCGCTGGCGGTCCGGCGCAGGCCATAGCAGAAGGCGGGCGTCGAAGGGGGAGGATAGGATGGCAATATTATTCGGCGGCGTGGTCGGCGGCATTCTGGCGATGCTGCTGTTGTCGATCATCATCAGCGCGTTCGCATTCAAATCGCTCGAGCCGCACAAGCGGGCGATCGCCACGGTGCTGACGGCGTGGGTGATCGGCACCGCGCTCTATGGCTATAATTCGGGCAATTTCGGCTGGGCGGCGTTTATCTACGGGGTCGGCGCCGCGGTCGCTTTCTGGGAGCGGCTGCGCCATTACAACAAGCATTGGCGGTCCGACACCGAGCTGATCGACACGTTTCGCTGATCAAGTTCCGGTGCCACGGTTCGCGGTCTTGGAGCGATAGGCTCGCCGAGCATCCGATCAAAGCGAAGGATAAGCGGTGGAGAAAGAAGAATGAATTTGCCGGAGCCGCTGTCGCTGGAGTTCAATCTGTTCGCGACCGCATTCTTTCTGGTGATTGCGGTCATTCCGCAACAGGCGCTCGACGTAGCAAGCCTGGGTAAGGTCAAGAGGCTCAGCCCACGGGAAATAATCGGCTGGCGAATCTTTGCGGGCTTTTTTGCGTTGATGTCCACCCTCATGATTGTGTCGCAACGCTGAAGCGCAGCGCTTGCCCCGCCATTCCGGCAGAGACGATTTCACCAAATAGGTAAAAATATCTTGACATCGTCACGCTGATCTGGCACATAGATTTCATCATGGAAAATTGCGAGTCGGGCCGGGGCCTCCTTTTGGGGCTGCCGGCCCGCTTTGCGTCTGAGCGAGGTGGTTATGGCGGAGCCGGTGATTCAGTCGGGGCACAGGGAAGGGCCGATGAAGCGGCTGCCCAAAAACAGCGATGTGCCTGAAGTGAAGAAGCAGGCGTTCCTCGATGCACTGGCGGACAGTTGCAATGTGAAGGCCGCCGCCGCGGCGTCGGGATTCACGCCGTCGACGGCCTACAAGCTGCGCCAGCGCGATCCGGCCTTTGCCGCGGCATGGCAGGAGGCGCTGGAGATCGGCTATGCGCGGCTGGAAATGGCGCTGCTCGAACGGGCGATCCAGACGATCGAAACCCTGGGCGACGACGCGCCCGACGCACCGCCGCCGGTCGGCGCGATGACCGTCGCGCAGGCGATGGACCTGATGAACAAGCATCGCGCGAGCGTCAGCGGCGGACGGGCGAAAGCCGGGCGCGGTGCGCGCCGCAGGCGGCCGACGCCGGACGAGACAGACGCCGAGCTCCTGCGGCGGATCGATGCTATCGAGCGTGCGCGCGGGGCGGAGCCGGGGGGCGGCACGAATTCGGAGGGCGAATCCGGCCAGGGCACGGTGGATTTCGACGGCGGTGCGCCGCCCGCGGCGGAGCTGAACGCAGCGGAGCCGTGCCCGTGACGCGCTGGATCGAGCGGCTGGCGCTGGGGCCGGACGAGACGATCCTCGATCGATTGCTGCGGCTTTCGTCCGGGGAACGCGCCCGTTTGCTGCGCGAGATGCCGCGCCGATATGTCGAGGAACTGACCGAACGCTGGTATCAATGGGCGCATGACGGCCAGCTGGCACCGCCGGGCGATTGGTCCTTGTGGATCATCCGCGCCGGGCGCGGGTTCGGCAAGACGCGCGCGGGCGCCGAGTGGGTGAGCGGGATCGCGCGCACCACGCCCGATGCCCGCATCGCGCTGGTCGCCGCGAACGACAGCGACGGGATGCGCGTGATGATCGAGGGGCCGAGCGGGCTGATCGCGGTGGCGCGGGCGGACGAGGCGCCGCGCTGGCGCCATTCGCTGCGCGAGCTGCATTTCGACAGCGGCGCGGTCGCCACGCTGTTTTCGGCGGAGGCGCCCGGCAACCTGCGCGGCCCCCAGCATGACGCGGCCTGGTGCGACGAGCTGGCCAAGTGGCGGAACGGCGACGCGGCATGGGACAATCTGATGCTGGGGATGCGCAAGGGCGAGCAGCCGCAGGTGCTGGTGACGACGACGCCGCGCCCGGTGCCGCTGATGGCGCGCGTCGAGGCGGTGAAGGGGCGCGTGCTGACGCTGGGTCGGACGCCCGACAACCCGCACCTGCCGCGCAGTTTCGTCACGGCGATGATCGCGACCTATGGCGGGACGCGGCTGGGGCGGCAGGAGCTGGACGGCGAGATGCTGGAGGACGCCGAGGGGGCGCTGTGGACGCGCGCGCTGATCGAGGCGTGCCGGGCCCCGGCCGAGGCGATCGAGAAGCCGGTACGTGTGGTGATCGGGGTCGATCCGCCGGCGACGTCGACCGGCGACGCGTGCGGGATCGTCGTCGCGGCCTTGCTGCGCGACGGCAAGTTCGCGGTGGTCGAGGATGCGAGCGTCGAAAAGGCCTCGCCCGCGCGCTGGGCACAGGCGGTCGCGGCGGCGGCGGCGCGCTGGAGCGCCGAGCGGGTGGTGGCCGAGAGCAATATGGGGGGCGAGATGGTGCTGGGCACCTTGCGCGCCGCGATGATGGCTTTGCCGGTGACCGCGGTGCACGCGAGCGTCGGCAAGGCGCGGCGGGCGGAGCCGGTGGCGCTGGCTTACGAGCGCGGCGACGTGGTGCATGCGGGGGTGTTCTCGGCGCTCGAGGACGAGCTTTGCGGGCTGCAGATCGGGGGCGGTTATGCCGGGCCGGGGCGGTCGCCCGATCGGGCGGATGCGTGCGTCTGGGCCTTGGCGGAGTTGCTTTCCAAGCAGCGCGGCGGGCCGGAGCCGGGGGTGGTGAGGATTTAGTTCACGCGGAGGCGCGGAGAAGAAAAGAGGAAGAGGTTTTTCGCGCAGAGGGCGCAGAGGGCGCAGAGAGAAGGGGAAGGGCGGCTTTGCCGCCTTCTTTGCTTCTCCGCGGCTCCGGGTCTCCGCGTGGACCTTTTCTCTGCGGTCTCCGCGGCTCTGCGCGCATTTTTCCGGCCGCGGTGGCGTAAACCGCCTCGGCCCCTCCACCACCCGCTTTGCGGGCGGTCCCCCTCCCCATGGCTTCGCCACAGGGAGGATTTTTAGGGAGAATCTTATGGACTGGTTTGGGCGCAAGGCGGCGCAGGGCTCTGCGCGGCCGGCTTTGTCGCGGGTCTATGGGGCGTGGAGCGCGCCGGCGCCGCTGTCGTTCGAGGCGCAGCTGCGCGAGGGCTATCTGGCGAACCCGATCGTGCAGCGGTCGGTGCGGCTGGTCGCCGAGGCGGTCGCGAGTGCGCCGGTCGAGGCGAGCGATCCGGGACTGGCGGCATTGGTCGCGGCGACGTCGGGCGGGCAGGGGTTGCTCGAGACGCTGGCGTCGCAGCTGCTGCTGCACGGCAACGGCTATGTGCAGATCCTGGCCGACGGGGCGGGGGCACCCGCGGAGCTGTTCGCGCTGCGCCCCGAGCGGGTGACGGTCGAGGCCGACGCGCGCGGGTGGCCGGTGGCTTACCGCTACAGCGCGGGTGGGGCGGGCGTGACATTGCCAGCCGAGGATGGCGCGGGACGGACCGCGGTGGTGCATGTGAAGGCGCTGCATCCGCTCGACGATCATTATGGCGCGGGGTGCCTGGGCGCGGCGGCGGCGGCGATCGCGGCGCATAATGCGGCGACCAAGTGGAACGCGGCGTTGCTCGCCAATGCGGCGCGGCCGTCGGGGGCGCTGGTGCACGATCCGGGCGAGAAGGGCGTGCCCTTGTCGGCCGAGCAGGTCGAGCGGCTGCGCGAGGAGCTGGCCGAGGGGTTCGCGGGCGGCGCCAATGCGGGACGGCCGCTGCTGCTGGAGGGCGGGCTCAAATGGCAGGCGCTGAGCCTGTCGCCCGCCGAGATGGATTTCCTGGAGCTGAAGCACAGCGCGGCGCGCGAGATCGCGATGGCGTTCGGGGTGCCGCCGATGCTGCTGGGGCTGCCGGGGGATGCCACTTACGCGAATTACAAGGAGGCGAACCGGGCGCTGTGGCGGCTGACGGTGCTGCCGCTGGCGGCGAAGATCCTGGGCGCGATCGCGCAGGGGCTGCGGGGGTGGTTTCCGGGCGCGGCGCTGGCGGTCGACCTCAACAAGGTGCCGGCGCTGGTCGAGGAGCGGATGGCGCTGTGGCGCGAGGTGTCGGCGGCGGACTGGCTGACGGCGGACGAGAAGAAGGCGATGCTGGGCATCGCTTAGCCGGAGATTTCGACATGGATGAAGAAGAGGCCCTGGCGCGGCTGGTCGCGCTGGCGGGGGCGGGTGCACCCGACGGTTTTGGCGTGGATGCGGCGATCCTGCGCGCGCTGATCGAGGAGGCGAGCGAGATGGGCGCGCGGCGGGCGCTGACGCGGCTGGGGCTCGCCGACGAGGCGGCGCGCGACGATGTGAGCGATTTGCGGCAGCTGCTGGGCGCGTGGCGCGATGCGAAGACGAGCGCGTGGAAGGCCGCGGTCGACTGGGCGGTGCGCGGGGCGCTGGCGCTGGTTGTGATGGGGCTGGCGGTGAAGATGGGGCTGCCGGGGTTGCTGCGGTGAGCGCGGCGGTGGCGGAACGGGCCCTCCACCCGCCCTTCGCGCGAGCGGGAGGGGGGATCAGGTTCGCCGGCTATGCGTCGGTGTTCGACCGGGTCGATCGCGGGGGCGATGTCGTGCGCCGCGGGGCGTTCGTGCGCAGCCTGGCGACGGGGCGGGCGGTGCCCTTGTTGTGGCAGCATCGGCCGGGCGCGGTGATCGGGACGGTCGAGGCGCTGGCCGAGGACCGGCGCGGGCTGCGCGTCGTGGCGCGGGTAACGCACAGGGTCGCGGCGGCGCTGGTCGCGCGCGGGGCGCTGACCGGATTGTCGTTCGGGTACCGGGTGACCGCGGTACGGGGCGCGAACCCGCGCGAACTGCTGGGGCTCGACCTCATGGAAGTGAGTTTGGTGGCGGCGCCGATGCAGGCGCTGGCGCGGGTGATTGCGGTGGATCAGGTGAAGGAGTGACGGGCATGGATATGGAGATGGAAGTGAAGGCGGATGCGCTGGAGGGTGCGTTCGACGCGGTGCTGGCGGCGGAAGCCGTCGACGAGCTCAAGGCGTCGGTGTCGGCGCTGAAGGCGCAGCTCGACGCGCAGGCCGTGGCGGCGGGGCGGCTGCCGCTCGACGGGGCGAAGGCGGCCGATCCGGCGCGCGATGCCTTTGTCGAGCGCTACCTGCGGCGCGGGATCGACGCGGGGGTGGAGATGAAGAGCCTGTCGGGGGCGAGCGGCGGCGAGGGCGGTTATGCGGTGCCGCGCGAGATCGACGGGTCGATCGCATCGACGCTGAAGTCGCTGTCGCCGATCCGCCGCATCGCGACCGTCGTGCAGACGGGGACGAGCGGCTATCGCAAGCTGGTCGC